AGAGTTCAAAACCTATAAATGGAAAACAGATAAGAACGGCAAAGCAATTGACGAGCCAGTCAAGTTCAATGATGACTTTTGCGATGCTGCCAGATACGGCATATTTAATGGCACAAAATCCAATACTAAAAAAATATCATGGTTTTAATTAACGTTGACAAAGAATATCAGTTCCCAACTCAGTTGGACGAAATCACATTAAGGCATTTTATTGAATTGCAAAACTTATTGCATGAGGAAAAATACAATGAGGCGGTCATGCTTATGTCTGGAATCAGTCCCGAAATTTACAACCAGATAAGTTTAAATGGAAAATTGGAGTTGACTCAGTTGGCTCAAATGTTAGTCAATGGCGAGGTGCTTATGGTTGGTGAGCGTTTGGATTTATACGAAATCATGGCTTGTCCGATTGGTCAATTTGAAGACTGGAAAGCAACGATTGCTGAATTTAAGGATTGCGAATGGAAAGCATTGCCGTTTTTATGCTTGTTAGAGACTGGCGAATATAACTATGACACCAGAACAAACAAACGATATTTAGAATATTTAAACTTGCCCGCATCTGTTGCACTTTTTTACCAAAACAAAGTGAATGAGCAGTTTGCAGATATGCACAATAAATTCTTACCTTTGTTTGAGAGCGAATTAGAGGACATTCAATTGGAAGCGGGAGTTCAAAGTCTTAATCAGTTTGGCGGATATGGCACATTGGTGCAACTGGCAGACGGCGTTTACAAAGACATTGAAGCGGTAAGCAAAACGAGCGTTGCAGAGGCATACACTTTTTTGACTTACAAAAAGATTGAAAGAACCTATTTGCAAAACTTAGAAAAATTGAGGCGTGAACAAATTAATAGAAATATTCAGGACTAAAGCCGAGCAGACTTATGCTTTCGGCAATGGAACGTTTAACGAGTTAAATTCGCAATCGGACATAAAATATCCGCTTATCTGGATGCTATTTCCTTTGAGCGTAACGAATAACTCGACCAATAACATTATTGTTTCGCAGACGTATTCATTTAACTTGCAATTTTTAACGTCTGGCTCGCTTACAGATAAGCAATCAAAAATTAACAATCATTTTGACCAGTTAAATAAAATCATGGTTGGATATATCCAGTCAATGCAAATAGAAAACGAAGACTTAGAGAGAGACGCAATGACATTTGGACAAGCAACAATGATTAATAAAAAACAAGACAATGTGCATTATGGTTGGTCGGTTGCGGTATCGGTAACGTTGCCAATTGATTCAAGTTTATGTTGTGATTTATTTGCATGATAGATTTAACGAACACACTGGCTGAATTTAACAAGCTAAATGAGGCGCTTGTAACTGCATTGAAAAAGCGGGGTCATTAGCTGACTCGCATGAAGTTGTTTTGACAACAGAAAACACCAGAAGTCAAGTTGCTATTATGGCGAATGATTATTGGTACTGGCAGAATAAAGGCAGAGGAATTACAAAAGAGGGGAACTATCCTGCATTGGTAAGGCCAAAGATTGATGAGTGGGTTAACAAGTTGCCAGATTGGTATGCGCCAGATAAAAAAGACGGCTCAAAAGGCAAGAAATTAACAAAGGCAGAGCAAGCGTTTTTAGTTACGAGGAAAATACATAAAGAGGGATATAAAGGGAATTTTTACGTTGACAAAACAATCCCAAATTTTGAGGCCGCAATAAATAAAGCGGTATTTGAAGACATACAAAACTATTTTAACAATGAGTTTAACTATTGAAGTTCAGCCGTCAGTAAATACGGCCGTTTATAATCCAGTGCGATTTGAGTTTAACTCGGACGTTACGTCTGACTATACAATCGGAGCAGAAACTGAGGGGGATGATGGCTTTGTAAACAACAATGGCTATGTTCAAATTGATTTAACTACGCCTCATGGTTTATTGGTTGGCGATTTTATTAAGATTTCACAAAATTCGGGCGTTGAGGCATACAATGGCGTTTGGCTTGTTACGTCTGTCGTTGGCGATAGCTTTACAATCAATGCTCCTTATGTTAGTGCAGGCGATGGAAGTGTTATTTGGTATTACAAATATTTAAGAAACTACAATGCAGTGATTCGAGTATTTGGATTTAACTATTGCGACAATGATTTCGAGGAACTTGCAAAAATAACTTTAAAGCCAACGTTTGTTTTAGGTTACTGCTATTTTATTATTGACATTGCAGACATCTTAAAGGATTACAATTCCGAGTGTAACGTTGTAACAGATGTAATATCTGGGGACTTGTTTCCTTTAATCAGTCCGCCAATTATTCAGAACAATTTAAAATCATATATTAGATATTACATTTCTTATGCTGAGGGATTCGACAATCCAGTTGGAAACGAGGCTCAGTACGAAGAGACAACACCAAACGATTTATAAGATATGCCAACTCAATATTATACATCAAACGCAGCGTTGCAATATAACGTAACAAATGATTTAACAGACTACATGTTAAATGATACTGGCGTAACTGGCAAGAAGTTTTTAACAGAAGCGCCATTGACTAAGGTAATGCCAGAGAATGAATTGTCTGCGCTTTATTTTCTTTGTAACGATGGTAACTTTATTGCGTCTGCTCAATATACTTATTACGATGTTAATGGCGGGACATTAGCACAAACAAATAACAATTTATATCCAAGTTTAACACTTTATCACAATGCAATCCCAGTTAATTGGATTGGTGCAGACCCTGCGGCGGTTAAAATGAGAGTGAGAATTGTGAGAACTGCGGGTGGCGTTTCAATAACTGAGGAACGTTTTTATCTTAGAGACCAGAATCTTTATTGTAATGAAAAACAAGTCAACTGGCTTAACAAGTTAGGCGGATACGATAGTTTTATGTTTACTGCGGGTCAAGAAACAACCATCAATGTGAGACGTGAGAATCCAATTGAATTTAGCATGGCGACAAACTTTGAGTCTCCAAATAGAATCAATGGCTATCGCTCACATTCGTCTGTTGAGTCGCTAAGTTTAGCAACCAGAGTTAACACCAAAGAAACGGCAAATTGGTTAAAAAGAGAATTGATTGACTCAATGGATGTTTACGTTGTTAACGATTTAACCTATGTGCCAGTGAACGTGAAAAATTCGTCTGTTGCTTACGATACATTTTCAAAAGATTTTATCGTGAAGTTTGAATTTGAGTATGCATTCCCAATTAACATCCAAACACGATAGATGGAATATACTGAAATCATAATTGACGATTTATACCAATTGGAATTGGGCGACAAAGCCATTTTGATTCCGATGACTTATGAATTGATTGACATTAAAGATTTAAACAGACGCTCTGGTTCTAAGACAAAGACGATTGTTATTCCCAGAACAAAGCAGAACGACAAAATATTTGGATTTGCTTTTAATATTAATGCAAAAAATGCTTTTGATAAATACACTCAAAGAAAAATCCGCATCCAAAAGAATAGTCAAGTATTATTTAATGGCCTTTGCGTACTTACAGAGGTAACAAATGAGACCATTTCGTTTTATGCGTTTGCTGAGTTAAGTAAATTAAAAGAGGTATTTGGCACAAGGTCTATAAATGATTTGAATTTGGATGACTTAGACCATACCTATGACGCAACAATCTTTGATACATGGAATGGGAGTTATCCTGCGGGCGTTCCTGCGGATTATTTTTATCCATTCATTGACTATGGACAATTTAATGGTCGAGGCGGGGCAAACAATCCAGAAATAACAGACGTTTTTGTTACAGACGTTTATCCTGCATTATATTTAAAGCGTGCAATTAATCAAATTTGCATTGACAATGGCTATACATTAAAGACAACTTTCTTTGATGACTATAATACAAGCAAATTATTAATTCCATTTAGCAACGAACAATTTATTCATTCGGATAAATATCTAATTAAAACAGATGGCTTTTCTGGTAATAGACCCGAAACGTCTCCTTATGCTTTGCCATCGAGTTTAATCCAATATACAATTCCAATTACGCAGGAAATTTATGACCCACTAAGTCAATTTGCCTCAAATGAGTTTACATCGGTAACAAATCAAAGCGTTGACGTTAATATTTCTGGTTTTTTAGATACGTTGGGAACTTATGGAGTTCCAAAAGTATTTGACATTAAACTCCAATATTATAATAGTGGGACGGCTACATGGTCAGACGTAATCGTTAAAGATTATGGACAGATTGCAAATGCAGTTCCTTTTTAAATTAAAACAAGCATTGCATTGTTTACTGGCGACAAGTTAAGATTTGTGGCAACCAGATATGCAGTTAAATCAACTGGCAGTGAGGTTTTAATTTATCCAAACGTTTACACTATTTATCCAAAAGACGTTAAGTTAAATATTGCGCAAGGGGAAATTGTGCAAATGTCTCCAAATTTGCCAAACATAATGCAGTCAGATTTATTTCAGTGGTGCTATAAAATGTTTAACTGGGTTATTGTTGTTGACGATAATAAAGGGCAAGTTCAAATAAGCACTTATGATTCATTTTATCAAAATGGCGGTCAAAAAGACTTTAGTCAAAAATTAAGTTTGACACCAAATGCAATAATCAATTACCAACCGACCAATTTCTCTCGCAAATATGATTTTAGATATAAGCATGACGAAAAGGACTATTGGTTAACCAGATATGATTTAAAACAAACAACTGACCAACCATACAAATATGGGGACGGCCAATATTATTTAACACAACAAGGCGAGCCAACGTTAATTGGCGAGGTTGGATTCTCTCCGACTATTATTGAAAAGTCATGGAACGGCAATGACCCAGACTATATTTATTTGCCGACAATGCTCGACATTGCAGAGCCAACAATTTTAAACACTCAGCATGAGCCGAGAATTTTAATAAATGGCGGTCTAACAACTATTGATATTTTATCCGATGGATTATATTCTGTTTTAAATGTTGAGGGGTTTGGAGTTACTGCGAGCGTTCCATTGTGCTATTTTCAGAAAAAAAAATATAACGAGGGCGGCATTGACGCATTTGAATTGAATCTGGCGTTTAACACACCAAATGAGGTTTTAAATATGCCGAAAAATTTAATTGACACATATTACAAGTCAGCAATTGACTCGCTTTCGGTCTCTGCGCAAGTTACTGCCTATTTCAAATTGAGTAGTAAAGATATTACTGAACTTGACTTTTCAGAACTCTGGTATATTTCGTATTTTAGCGCAATTTTTAGGCTTAACAGAATCATTGACTACAATCCAAACTCATTAGGTTTGACAAAGGTTGAATTGATTAACGTTGGGGTATTAGATAGGGTTGAAGACGAGTTCGGAGCAATTGAGCCGACCAGAGAGTTCACATATTTAGACACAGAAATTTTAGAAGACATAATAACTGAAAACAATAACGACATAATTATATAAAAAAATGGCAAAGAAAAAAATTAGCGAACTACCTGCGGGCGGCGCTTTGAATGGAACTGAGTTAGTTCCTATCGTGCAAACTGGCACAACCAAAAGAATAACTGCGCAGGACATTGCAAATTTAGGAAATGCGTCTGGCGTTGAGGGTTCTGGAACGATTAACAGACTTGCAAAATTTACGGCAACCTCAACGATTGGAAACTCACAACTATTTGACGATGGGACGAGTGTAGGTTTGGGAACGATTACGCCTTTAGGTTTATTACACCTTTTTAAAGCGTCTGCGGCAACCCGAATGGTAATCGATGGCAATGCAGGACAAAATAAAATTATAACTTATCGCACAAATGCGGTGCAAAGATTTGGCTTATATGTAAACAATACTGCGGAAAGTGGTGCAAATGCAGGTAGTGATTTTGCAATTCGTGCTTATAGCGACGCAGGAACTTTATTAACTACTCCATTATTTATTAAAAGAAGTACGGGTAATGTAGGAATAGGTAACACAAATCCTACAAATGCTTTAGATGTTTATAATACAACTACTAACGCAAGAATTAACATTCAAGGAACAACAAATCCAGTATTATCTCAATATACTAATTCAAGTGGGCCTTTATATATTGGTATTGATGATTCGGCAGGTGCTAATTATACTGGAACTCCTTATGCAAGGTTTATTTATAGTGCATTTAATTATCCATTAGCTATTTTTACTGACGGAACCGAAAGAATGCGTATTACAGGAACTGGTAATGTAGGAATAGGAACAACTTCTCCTGCAAGTATTTTAGATGTTAATGGAGTTGGTGCAGGTGCTTACACAGTTTTAAACTTACAAAATTCACAAGCAAGAGCAGCAGGAGTAGGAGTAAGAATTAACTTACAACCAAATTCAGACTTTAGTGGTTTAGATGTAGGAGCAGGAATTTCAGCAGTAAACACTTCGGGTACTATACAAAATAATACTGATTTAATATTTGAGAGTGGATTATTAGGTACAGGGTACGAAAGAATGCGTATCACATCTGCGGGTAATGTCGGAATAGGAACTACTACTCCTTCAGAAGAATTAGAGGTTTACAAATCACAAAACGGTATCACAAGGTTATTAGTAAATAATCCCGACACAACAAATACAAATTCAAGAGCAAGTTTGGTTGTTAATTCAAATGGAGTTATTGGTGAAATGATTACTATTAATACACTTGGATTATTTTTAGGTACAAGCAGTAATCACAGAACATCAATAATGATGAATGGTACTGAATATTTAGGTATTAATGCAACAAATGGTCGCATTCAAACAAACCAAGCAGCTGACACTGGAGAAAGTTTTATTGTTGGTGGTAGTGCGAAAGTAAATGGAAATATAACAAGCGTTCAAACATCAGCCACACAAGCAACAAGCGAATATGGTAATGCAAACACACAAGGAACTGCTCAATTACAAAAAATTGTTAGACAATATTCAGCAGTAAGTTTAGGCACTAAATTAATTATACCTTTTGTTTCTCAAACAAGTTTAAATAGTACAACTTTTGTTAGAATAATTGGTCATGGGGCAAGATTTAATAGTCCAAATCCATTAGGTTTTAGCGCAGAGTTTGCAGTAGGGCATTTAAATACTTTATCAAGTCTTACAACTTTAAATAGTAGTGGAAATGTTTTATCAATAGCTATAAATGGAATGAATATAGAAATAACATTTGTATTTGACTATACATTTGCAACCTCAAGTGGTCTTTATACTACAATAGAATACATGACAAATGCTATGGAATATTCTATAAATGTGCCTAATATAACTATGAATTAATTTTATATCTTTGAAATATGAACAATGAGGAAATATATGGCATTGTTAGTCAAGGACTAAACATTGCAAATCAAAAAGGATGTTTTGTGTTAGATGAGTCAGCAACGATTCAACAAGCATTATTACAACTAAAATCAATTTTAATTCCAACCGAAAAAATTGAGGTTGAAAAGGTAAAGTAATTTAACGGCGGTCGGAAACGGCCGCCATTTAAACAAAGGAAATGGCAGACGAAAAGTCAATAGTATATAATGTCGATATTCAATTCGGCGAGCTCCAGAAAAATCAAGAAGAGATTAAAAAAAGAATTTCTGAATTGCGAGAGGAGCAATCAAAATTAGATGTTTCAACTAAAGAAAACCAAAAGGCTTTTAGGGATAATAATGCCCAGTTAAAAGCATTAGAGGGTCAATACAAGTTGAACGAGAAATCTATTGGCGAACTATCGAATGCCGAGAAAGCAAACACAGACACAACCAATTTTAATAACAACTCAATCAAACAAAATAGAGAGTTGCTAAAGGAATTGAATGCGGAATACATTAGACTTGCAAAGCCAACCAAAGAACAGACAGATAGGCTAAAGAGTTTAACAGACACTTTAAAGGCGCAGGAATCTGCAATCGGAGACAACCGCAGAAATGTCGGTAACTATTCAGAATCATTCAAAGGATTAATTGGTCAATTTCCTGCATTGCAAAATGGATTAACTGGAGTGGGCAATGGATTTAAAGCATTAGCCGCAGGAAACCCATTTAGCTTAATTTTGATGGCAGTCACGCCATTGATTCAATCATTTTTAAAATTAGAGCCAGTAACAAACGCAATTAGCGGAGTTTTTGAGGGATTAAGTGCAACAATCACAACCATTTCGTCATCGGTTAAAAACTTTTTTGATTTGGTAAGTTCTGGCGGGGGTATATTTGATTCATTTTCGAGCGCATTTAGTGGTTTAGGTTCTAACATTGCATCCGCAGCCGCAGAGGGTTATAACTTAGTGCAGGCATTGGATGACTTAGAAGACGCAGAGCGTGCAAACCAAGCGACATTGGCGCAAACAAATAGGGATGTGGCTATCTTAATTGCACAAAGTAAAGATAGGACTAAGACAGAGAGAGAGAGAATTGGTATTTTACAAGAAGCAAACAGATTAGAAGAGGAGCAGTTAAAAAAGGATGAGGCATTAGCAAACAGAAGAGTTGCAATTGCAGCAAAAGCATTATCAAACGCAATTAAAACTGGACAAGACAGAGACACCGCAGAGCAAAGATTGGCAGATGCGCAACAAAAGCGATTTGAAGTACAACAAGCTGCGGGCGTTCAGACAGAAAAAAATCAAGGTCGTATAAATGGCTTAATTGAGGGCGAAGCAACTATTCGAGAAAAGCAAAAAGAAAAGGAAAAAAAGAATTTAGAAGATAGGGCAAAAGAATTAGAAAAATTTACTGCTAAAATTAGAGCGCAATTATCTGAAGAGCAGAAATTGAGAGTTGACGCATTTAATAACGATAAAGTAATTAACGATTTAAACAGAGCGCAATTTGAGGCTAATTTAAAACAACAATTTGCAAATGGATTATTAACCAGAAAGCAATATGATGACGCTTTAAAACAATCGCAGATAGATAGAAACAATGAGGAAATTGCACGACTTGAGGAATTTAATGGAATTACTGGAGCATATGATGACCAAATCACTGCGCTACAAATTGCTAATCAAAATTTGGTTACTGACAATAAGATTGAAAATGATAATAAGCAAAAGCAATTAGATGAGCAAAAATTACAATTTGAATTGGAATTGGCGCAAGTTGAGGCAACAACCTTAGAGCAACAAAACGCAGCCGAAATTGCAATCATTCAAAATAAAAACGCTTTAATTTTAGCAGATACAACCAAAACTGAAGAGCAAAAGAAACTTGAAATTGCTAAAAACAATGCAGCCATTGTTGCAATTGAGAAAGCAACTGCACAAGCAAGAATTGAGGCCATAAATGCGGTTGGTCAATCATTCATGGCTTTATCTAAATTATTAGGCGAAAATACAAAAGCGGGGAAAGCATTGGCAATTGCCTCAACAATTATTAGCACACTTACATCTGCTCAAAACATTTACGAGTCAACGTCAAAGATTCCATTTATTGGCTCAATTTTAGCGCCTATCAATGCGGGTATTGCTTTGTTGCAAGGTTACCAAAGAGTGCGAGAGATTAGAGCCGTAGAAGTCCCACAATTCGCAGAGGGGGGATATGTTGACGGCTTTGCAAATGGCGGTTTATCTGGAACCAGAATTGGCGCAGGAATGGGAATGCCTATTCGCAGAAAAAATGGCGACAATTTATTAGCAACTATTAAGACTGGCGAGGTTATATTAAATCAAAGACAACAAGCGGCTTTAGGTGGCTCAAATACATTTAAGCGCATCGGAGTACCTGGATTTGCTAACGGCGGAATGATTACACCAGATGCGGCGATTGATAGCAGCATAAACATGGCAGAGGCATTGAGAGGCTTACAACTTGTAGTAAGTGCAACCGAAATAACAGAAGTTCAAAACAGACTTAGAGTCATAGAAACAACAACCTCACTATAATGGCAAAGGCAAAAGCAACGGCGCAGAAAAAAAAAGTAAATTTCGGGAAGCGAAAGACTGGCAGAGCAGCGAAAGCAAAAAATAAACAAGTTAAAAAATACAGAGGACAAGGCAAATGAACATTGAAAGGGAATTTTACACCAGAATTGACACCACTTTTGGCGATTGCAATAATGTGGCATATCATTTAGCCGAGAAATGTGCGCTAACAACTGGCGACATGGAGCGATATTTAATTCGTTGCGAATATGAAGAGCAGGTCATTAAGAACAAAAAGAGTAAAATGATTATTTATGCTGACTTAGCAGAAAAATACTGCAAGTCGATTCATTCGGTCATCTATATTGTAAAGAAAATCTAATTGTAAAAACTTTACAAAAAGCATATTTCAATTTCCGCTAACTTTGTTAACATGGAAATTTATAATTTGCTAATCAATAAAGACATCGGAACTGACAAGGGCGAACTTTCGGCCGATTACGTTAGGTCTGAAATTTCAAAGGCACAATCACAAGGGTCAAAAGAAATAAAATTGATTATAAACTCACGAGGCGGCAGCGTTTACGAGGGTTTTTCTATTTACAACGACTTGCAGGACGCAGGTTTAAAAATTACGGCATACATTCATGGTTTTTGTGGCTCAATTGCAACTCTAATTGCATCTGCGGCATCTTATGTGGAAATGTCTGAGACTGCTCAGTATATGATACACAATGCAAGTGGCGGAGCGCAAGGAACTGCAAACGAAATTAAGTCAACCGCAGAGGCTTTGTCGCAAATCGACACAATCCTTGCTCAGAATTACGCTAAGAAAACAAACAAATCAATTGAAGACATCATGGCAATGATGGACAAAACAACTTACATGACACCACAACAAGCAAAAGAACTTGGATTCGTGGATGCGGTAAGGATGCCAATTGCAGCATTCGGAAAATTTAACGATAAAATAAAAATGGATACAAATTTCAAAAACAAAATTGCCTCTGCTTTCAAGGCTATTGAAGAGGCATTGACTGGCACAGAGCCAACAAATTTCGTTGAGCCATTGGCTGACGGGATTACAATTCTTTATGGAGACGGCGAGTTAGAAGTTGGGAAACCAGTTTACACAGACGAAACCATGACAACTTTTGCACCAGAGGGCGAGCATGCTTTAGCAACTGGCAAAATTATCTTAGTTGACGCAGCAGGCGTAATCGTTGAGATTCGTGAGGTTGAAGTTGAAATCGAAGATAATCAAACTGAAGTTTTAACGGCACAAGTTGAGTTATTAAATGCTGAAATCACTGCATTAAAAGCTGAAAAAGCAACTATTGAAACTGCAAGCGCAGCATTCAAAGCAAAAATGGACAAAGAGTTCAAAGCATTAAAGTCATTAGTTGAAACGGCTGAGACTAAAGTTCCAAACGCAGCAGCAGCAAAGGCAGAAGTTAAAACGTCTCCATTTGATGCGGTAGCAGCTAATTTAAAAAAACAATATTAATTAAATAAAAAATAAAACAACAAGAAAATGGCAGATGTATTAGACATTAACGTTAGTTGGGCAGGGCAACAAGCTAACGAGGTTTTAATAAAACCAACGTTTTTAACTCCAGAGTTACAAAACGAATTCAGAATCATTTTGGACATTAAGTCTAAAAGACAATTAGCATTAGACACAATTTTATCTGGCGTAGTACGTCCATCGGTTGGTTGCGGTCGTGATAATGCAGGCGATGTTGTTGACATCACTGAGAAATTTATTGAGGTTTGTGATTTGAAAGTTAACTTAGACCAGTGTGCTAAGAACTTGAAAAACACTTTCATGGAAGAGTATTTGAGAACTGGTAACGAGGCTCAAAACTTAGAGGGCACAATCGTTGAAAACTACATTATCGACAAAGTTACAAACGCAGTGCGTTTAGACGTTTACGATATTGCATGGTTTGGCGATGAGAACTCAACAAATGACACATTAGCTTCATGTACTGGTATCTGGGCTCGCTTAATTGCAGGCGCAAATGCTTATGATGTTAAGAGAGTAGCGATTGCAAGCACATTAGCTGATTGCACTGCATTAGATACTTTACGTTCAATGTACGAAATTGCTCCAGACATCTTAGACCAAATGCCAGAGGGCGACAAATATTTTGCATTAACCAGAGAGTTATATGACAACTATTTGACTTGTCGTGAAGATGCTTGTTGTGGCGATAAATCATGGGACATGGTTGAAGCAGGTGCAAGAATGTTAATGTTCAGAGGCATTCCAGTTTACAAGAAATCACGTTGGTCTCAAATCATTAATGCAAACAACATGAATCACAAACATCGTGCGGTTTACACATACAAAGAGAACTTAGTAATTGGAACAGATGCAATTTCTGACACAAATACATTAGATTTCTTTTATGATAAGAGAGACAAAATGAATTACATCGATGCTGAGTTCAAAATGGGAACTCAATACATCTATGGTGATTTATCAGTAATCGCATTATCATAATTTTAACTTAAAAAAAAGGAGACAATATCATGCCATGTGGAATAGTTAGTGGATTAGCTTGTGCGACTTGCGAAGATTTGCAATCGGTAGGCGGAATAAAAGCCAAAAACATATATGTGGGTTCACTATCGGATTTAACCGATAGTGGATTTACCACAGATTCTGAGGGCGTTGTTACTGCAATCGGTTTACAACCATACAACTATCTTTACAAGTTCTGCGCAAAAACAAAAAGCGCAGGAGCAAGTCAAGAATTGGTTACTGGTGAGAACAATATCAAATCGTTTACACAAACGATTACTGGTAAATTTCAGCAACAAACTCAGGACGCCAAAAATGTTTGGGATAATTTAAAATTAATTGACGATTTATTCGTTGTAGTTGAAAAGACAAATGGAACTTTCGAATTGTACGGAAAGTCGGCAGGTTTGGAAATCACTGCGCTTACAAAAGCGACTGGAGTTCTAATCGGTGATGACAATGCGTTCAATATTACTTTGTCTCAGCCAAATGGCGGAGAGTCAGAGTTAGCGCCAGATTTCTTAGTAACTGATTACCAAGCGACAAAATCATACTTAGAAAGCAAAATTGCTTAATTAAGTTAGTCGAAAATGTTTGGAGAGGCGATGAGTTATACTTGTCGCCTCTCTTTTTTTTGTGAAATATTACTATATTTGCCTTATGACAATTCCAGAACTTAAAATATATGTTGACTCGCAAGGCGGGCAAGCTATGAATAGAAAGGATACAACGTGGAATCTAATATTTGACATGTACAAAAGGGCAACTGGCAATAGGTTGTCAACTGGTTGCGGGTCATGTTACAAAAGAGCATACAGATGGCTACAAAATCAATAATTTATCAAATCTTTTTTGACGAAAAGACAAAAAAATATATCAATCCAAATGCGATTGGATATGATAATTCTATTTATGAGGGCAAAGAGTTGCAACCTGCGTTTGAAAACCATATTATTCGTGAGTTAATCGAGCAAGGAAAGCATAAAGAGGCCGAATACTTTGGCGTTTTTTCGTGGCAGTTTGAATCAAAGAACTCATATTGGCTTAAAAACTTAGAAGCAGACGTTAAAGATGCTGACATTTATACATTTTATAGATTGCACACGCAACCAAACGTCTGGAGAGTTGCAGAGAACTGGCATTCTGGAATCATTAAAACGGCTCAACATATCTTTGACCAATTTAATGGCTTAAAAATAGACCGATTGCAGACGCCAACCATTTATCAAAATGCTCACGTTACACGTTCAGACATTTACGAGGAATACGTTACAACGTGGCTAATTCCATTAATGGATATAATGGCCAATGCTGAAAGTATATGGTTGCAGGAGCGTTTATACACTGACACCAAATATAAATCTGGTCGTTTCTCTAAAGAGCGTATCAAAGCAATCACTGGCGTTGAATATTATCCAATGCACACATTTATTTGCGAGCGTTTTTTCTCGACTTTTTGTGCAACTAAAAACTTTAAAATTAAACATTTATGCTAAAGGTAAAATTGACGAGCAATTATGCTACGTCTGAAGTATTAGCGAGCGAGGTGATGCGCCAATTTGCTCCAAAAAACGAGGTGAAACCATTTAAGTTCACAAGTGGCAATGATTATGATTTGCTTTTCATCTTTAATAATACAACAGAAGAGATAAAAGACCCTGCAAAAACGTTTGCATTTGCTCAAGAACCAAGTTGGTCTGAGAATTACAAGGATTGGAATGGTCAAGTAGCTGAGTTTATTGCACCAGTCAACAACCAATTGCCAATGATGTTTAATTGGAGTGGCTTAGATTATGAAGAGGCAATCAATTTGAAATCTGAAAAGACCAAAAAATGTAGTTTTATTGTGGCTAAACAAGAACCGAGAGAGGGGACGTTGTATGGATTCAGAAACGAACTGGTCGAAAAGATATTGGCCTCAGATATGGACATCGATATTTATGGCAAAGGTTGGGACATTAAAGATGCCAGATACAAAGGCGAACTAAAAGACAAAAAAGACGGATTGATTGAATACCACACGTCAATTTGCATTGAAAATTCTGTTGAGGATTATTACGTAACAGAGAAATTTTGGGACATTGTGATTTGCAATGCTTTTCCAATACCTTACACCGCTATTGCTGAGAATACAATGCAACGCTTGGAGGCTATTATTTCGCTTGCATCGGTTGGTGATTCGCAAAAACTTGTAGAAGAGCAAAAAGAATATTATTTTAGCGACTTAAATATTTATAATTACATTAAAGACAAATGCCTATCTGCATAACTTTCGGGACTAAGGATTATCAGCAAGCTATCGATAAACTCCATAAATCAATGAGCAGGTTTATGTATACAAAAACGTTTAGCGAGAAGAGTGTTGAAATGCTTTTTGATGCTTACCCCGAGCATCTCTATTCGTCTCGAGGTTATGGTTGGTGGCTTTGGAAACCATATTTGATTGATTATATTTTAAGCATTATTGACGAGGGTGAATTTGTCATGTATCTGGACTCAACAATTGAATGTTTAAAAAATCCAAAGGACTTAATTAAAGAGGGTGAAAATATAAAGCTATTCCATAACGGACAAAAGCATATTGATTGGTGCAAATCTGAGACATATTATGAAATGGGAGTTGTTTGCATGCCAGACCAATTGCAAGCGAATGCAGCAATCCAGATTTATAGAAACACACCAGAGACCAGAGCGTTTGTTCAGGAATATTTGGCCTATTGCTCTAAATTAATGCTAATCAATGACGAACACAATCCAGAATATCAGTTGAGCGGATTTAAAGGCCACAGACACGACCAATCTATTTTAACTAACTTAGCAGTCAAACACAACATTAAATTGAATACATCACCATGCCAATGGGGTATGGGCGCAAATTCTTACTTTAACCATCACCGAACAATATGAACATTTACAAAATATTATTAGCACTATTAGTGTTGCTTTCTTATAATAGGATTTATAAAAAAGATTGGATTTTTTACAAAGAATACGGCGGCTCACGCATCTATTTTACAAAAACGATTATTACAATCCTTTTGGAGTTGGGGATTTTCTTTATAATTTACAAAGCATGACAATAAAAGGCGTATTAAGGAAAGACGATGACGGCCTATATTTAGAGGTCGTAAAAAAAATGTATTTGAATGACTACATTATGAGCGTTGAGCAGGCAGAAAAATTAAACAAAATAATAGGTAAAAAAATCACTTTAGAATATGAAGACATTAGTCCAGTTGGCGCTGAAAAATAAGGCTCAACAAAAACCATTAGAATTTGAAGAGTTATTGCATGCGCTTAACTCAATGAAGAGCAAAAAGATTGCAGTTGAAATTGGTAGTTATGACGGCGGGTGCTTACATGCTTACAAAGGTTTGTTCGACAAAGTTATTTCAATCGATATTGAAAAGCGTTCAAATGTTGAGGGCGTGGATTATTTAATTGGCGACTCTAAAGAGTTGAAATCCGAACTAATCAAAGCACTGGGCAATAGCAATGCAAAGATTGATTTCCTTATGATTGACGGCGACCATACATATGAGGGCGTAAAGGCAGATTTCGAAATTTATTCTAAGTTTGTGCGCAAAGGTGGAGTCATTGCTTTTCATGATATATTAGACACGCCAATCCATAGGGAATTATTTTGTCGAGTGGATAAGTTCTGGAATGAAGTTAAAGACGGCAAAGAGCATGACGAATTTATTGAGGGTTCTGACTGGGGCGGAATAGGAATTTTATGGATATAATTATAACATGCAAAGATAGATTGCTACATTTGAAAAAATGCGTTGCATCTATTAAAGATAAATCAAAGATATTCGTTGTTTGTTACGGCGATGAAATGGCATTTAGATATTGCCAAAATAATGGAATCCGCTCGAGCCTGACGGCCGCAAAAGATTTTCATTTGTCAAAGGCCAGAAACTTGGGGGTTGCTGCAACTACGGACGAATGGATATTCTTTTGCGATGCGGACACCATACTCGACCCAACATTTTTTGATAGCTTAGATTTAAAAGACGGCAATTATTACACTGGAGAGCCAGATTGCTCAGGGAATTGCATTGTTAAGCGCTCAGAATTTATGGGTTATGACGAAAACATCAAAGGCTATGGAGGCGAGGACACTGACCTATATATTTCTTTAACCAGAAACGGAATAAAAAAGAACTATATTGGCCTTATGAAATACATTCCACATTCGGATTTTGACCGCACTAAGAATTATGGCAATAATAAAAAGTGGGAGCAGCAACGCAAAAACATTATTTATTTAATGAGCAAACACCCACACGAATACATATTCCCGCAATACGTTCCAAACGAAATGAAAACTCTTTTTGCATGATATACAATTCTATTATTATTAGTTTGCTATGTTTTGGCTTTTATAGAGCGACCAGACATGGGAATATTTTATATTTTATCCAAAGATTTGCAGATAAATTGCCAAAAATTCTCGGGAAGCCGATTTGTTTGTGTTTAACTTGCATGGCCTCACTGCATACGTTAGTTTGGCATTCAATTTTATTTGGCATAAGCGCTGAAATTGTACCAACAATATTAATTGTGGCATCATTTAATTATTTTATTGATTTAATTGTTTCGAATTATGAATAAACTGGCAGGCATCTGGAACGTTTGGGACGGAGACGAGCATTTAAGAAAGTCAATTGAACAGATTAGGCCACATTTAGATGTGGTCATTGTGATTTATCAAAACGTAAGCAACTCTGGAGAGTTATATGAGCCAACTTTGCCACACGATTTGATTGATTTATCTGAGTTTTATATTCCTGCGGTTGGCCAGAGTGGCCAGTGGAATGAAACTATGAAAAGAAATCGAGGTTTGGAACTGGCAAAAAGCGTTGGTTGCACTCATTTTATTCAAATGGACTGCGATGAGATGTATTTTACAGAAGATTTTGGCTTGGCAAAAGAGCAAGTTTATATTAAACAATTAGATGCAAGCTATTGCAGGCTAAAAACATACTATAAATATCCGACCAAACAACTTTTTCCAGACGAAGACTATTTTGTGCCGTTTATTCATAAGATTTTGCCAAATACAATCATGTGCTTTGACAAAAAATATCCTGCGTTTGCAGACCCTACAAGGCGCACGAATACATATGCCAAGCATGAGCCGATTGAGTGGCTTAGAATGCACCATTATTCGTTTGTGCGTAAAGATATTCAGCGTAAACTCAGAAACTCATCGTCATCACATGCCTTTGAAAACCAATACCACATCTGGGAGCAATTTGATGAGACTGGTGAAATGATACATTTCAAAAAGTACAAAACAATTGACGTGGCTAATCATTTTGATTTGTAAAAATATTGCAAATAGATATTTAAAAATAAAAGTAAATTTGTATTAATGGAACTTACTCAAATTTCGGACAATTATTTCATGTTTACGGCTAAAGCGCCTACGGATTTATCTGTTTTTAACCAAACAGACGACACCGCAAATAAAATTGTGCGCTATGGCAAAGACAATAATTTCCCTCAAGAATTAATTAAGGCGGTGCAATCGTCTCCAATTGCAAACGCATGCGTGGAAACACATGCCAAATTTTTATATGGAGACGGATTATATTTTGAAACGCCAACTGGAGAGGAAACAGATTTCTCGAGAAAATTAAAAATGATGTTCAATGAGTCAGTGTTTCAACGTATCTGCTACGACATGGCATACTTTGAATCATTAGGCTTAATCATGAAATGGGATTTGAATGGCTATTTGACAAACGTTAAATCGCAGGATTTCTCGACCATTCGTTTAGGCTTACCGAATAAAGAGACTTTCGAGATTGGTTACGCTATGCTTTCGAGCAACTGGCAACAATCGACCAAAGATAAAAGATACAAACCAGTTCCAATCGACTTGTTTAATGACATTGAAACAAAAGCTAAAATCAGCACGTTCAATGCCAATGCAATGTTTTCGGATTTCCAAAAATGGAATGGAACTTTGAAATATATTCGCAGATACAAGCCAGGCCAAGTGTATTATTCGCAACCTAAATATGCGTCTGCGTTAAAATGGATTTATGCCGATGGCCAGATTCAGAATTTTCATGCTAACAACGTGGACAATTCGTTTGCGCCTGCATTTATTGTTTACGTTCCATACAAGTTGACTGGAGTTGACGAGAATGGCGTTGACATGAAAGACTCGTTAAGAGACTATATTTCTGACAGATTAACTGGCGCAGACAATGGAGGCAAATTTGCAATATTAGACGGCTCATCTAAAGAGGGGTCAATTCAAATTATACCATTTACTCAGAGTACGTCTCACGAAATGTACATCACGCTTTCAAATTTAATTAGAGACCATATTGCAACTGCATTTCAAGTTCCGTCAATTTTGGCAGGGATTCAAGTTTCTGGTAAATTAGGAACGGCAAAAGAGATTGCAGACTCATCAATTTATTATCAAAATGCAGTCATTAAACATGACCAAAATTTATTGATGTACGAAATGAATGCACTGGCTAAATTAATGGACGGATATGATGGGACGATTATAAAAGTGAGCAATTCAATTCCTTTGGCATTCGTTGCGGAATCATTTGCAAGCGCATTTACAGAGGACGAAATTAGAGAGGCTTTTGGATATAGTCCTAAAAAAACAGAATTAATTACACCAATTAACCCAGTTCAATAATGGCTTGTTGCAGTTGTCAATTTATAACACAAACAGATTTTTATGGCATTGTGCCGCTTTCCAGAAATGTTGAAAGTCAGGACATTGATATTTCCATTAAGAACACACAAATAACATACATTAACCAATTGCTTTGTCAGGATTTATTCGATGAGTTATGTACACAAATTGAAAATAATTCTTTGACTCCTGCAAATGAGGAATTAATGTGCTATTTGAAAAAAGTTCATGTTTGCTATGCTTTCGGAGACTTAATGTTTTTTCACCCAGTGCAAGTAACAAAGGAAAGCGTTGTCAGAAAGGTAACGGACGAAAGTGAGTTTATTGATTTTGACACAAACGAAAAGCAAGCTAATTATTGGAGACAGATAGGGAAAAACTACGCCAGAGAAATGTTCGAATGGCTGAAGTTAAACGAGAATTTGAATCCATTATTTGACCAAGCATCATGCAACAATTGCGATGAGACTAAAAATTTAGAAAACTGGGGTATTTGTTAATGTTTGACGGAAACGATATAATCGACACAGAATGGTAGTTATTGAGGCGAACATTGACACGAAAGTTGTTTTGTTTATTGACGAAACAGATGTCATTTATGATTATTATTTATTTGTTTTTAGCAGAGGGTGCGAGGGTTATAGCAATGTTTACACGTCTGTTGAATGTGGGTTTTATACGTTTATATTAAACGAGAACATTCCAGAGGGAATATTTAACATGGAGGTTTATGGCCAAAATGATTATTCAAACTTGAATCCAGATAATGCAGAGTTTGTTTATGAAGACATTTGCAGAGTAACTGGCAACGGCAATGGCGGCGCTTTTATTATTACAGAAAACTCAACGTATTTAATAACATGAGAAATTGGTTTATTAAGACTTTTGATATTATTATAATTTATATAGTTACCTATTTCAGTCCAACTTTCTCAGTATTGATGGGTATTAGCTTTCTGGTTCTAATTGATTTTATTACTGGTATGGTTGCCGCTCACAAAAGAGGCGAAGCGATTACAAGCCGTAAAATGAGGCCGACAATCACAAAAGGAATGGGTTACATGTTTGCAATACTTGCAGCACACATTTTCCAAAAACATTTTTTGCAGGAAATTGAAGTCATGAAAATTGTATCTGGTCTAATTGCGTTTATTGAGTTAAAATCATTAGACGAAAACCTAAAAGACATGACTGGCAAAAGCCTATTCAAGCAATTTTTCAAAGAGGGCAAATAATATGCTGAAAGGACACGTCCCAGATTCAGTAATAAAACAACTCGACTTTGTCAAAGAGCATTTTAAAATAAATACTCCGCTCAGATTGGCTCATTTCTTATCGCAATGCGCTCACGAATCTGGAAATTTCAAACTAACAAAAGAAAATCTAAACTATTCGGCTGAGGGTTTAAACAAAACATTTAAAAAATACTTTCCAACTTTAGAGTCTGCCAAAGGTTACGCCAGAAAGCCAGAGAAAATTGCGTCAAAAGTTTACGCAAATAGAATGGGCAATGGAGACGAAGCGTCAAAAGACGGATTCAAATATTTAGGCAGAGGATTTATTCAGTTAACTGGAAAGTCTAACTATTCAGAGTTTGATAAAAGCGTTCCAGAGGACATCATTTCAACTCCAGAACTGGTTGCAACAAAATATCCATTGGCATCGGCTGCATGGTTCTGGAATAAAAATGGATTGAATGCACTGGCAGACAAAGGAGCAACCAATTCGGTTATAACATCAATAACAAAACGAATCAATGGAGGGACAATTGGTCTCGAAGACCGCATTGTTCATTTTCACAAGTTCTATTCTGCGCTTAAATAATTTGTTATTATTAAAATAATAGCTAATTTGCACGCAATTAGTAAATTATAAACCTAAAACAATGAAATACGAAAAATTTATTGTAGCAAATATTGATTTATTTGAGCAAATTGGCAGAAACAAAACGCATTTTGCGCAGTTGTTAAAACAAAATTATGCTGAGGAATTATCTGGAAGTGGGATTGAGGGAATCAGAGCAGGGATAAAAGCATTTTTTAAAGACAATCCATTGCCAGAAATAAATAAACCAGTTGAAGCGCTAAAGGACATTAGCATAGTCATTCAAGAAGACAGAAAAAACAAGGCTTTAATGGCTCAACTCAATGACGTTAAAAAGAAAAATGAATATTTGTTAAATAAATTAGAGGCAACCGAGCAGGCTTATGACGATTTATTAGCTATCAAAGAAAAAAGCGACACGTTAGAAATCAAATTTGAAAAATCGAGCGGCTCAAAAAACATGGGAACGCCAATCATTTCATTGTCGGACTGGCACATTGAAGAGAATGTCAGACGTGGTCAAGTCAATGGATTCAACGAATACAATTTGAAGATTGCTGAAAAACGTTCAATGGCTATATTTCAAAACATGGTCAAGTTAATTGATAAAGAAAGCAAAGACGTTCACATTAAAGACGTTGTTGTTTGGTTGGGTGGCGACTTTATATCTGGCTATATTCATGACGAATTAGTTGAGTCAAATAACCTTTCGCCATTGCAAGCAATCCGAAAAGCGAAGCAATTAATCATGAATGGATTTGAGTTTTTATTAAAAAATACTAAGGTCAATTTTATTATACCATGCTCGGTTGGTAATCATGGCAGAAATACAAAGAAGATGCACATTTCGACCAGTTCTGCGACCAATTATGAGTTTATGATGTATTCGGATTTAAAAGATTTATTCAGAAACGAGAAACGAATGACATTTCACATGCCAGAGTCTGACGATTGCTACGTCAAAGTTCTGGGAAAAACGATTAGGTTTTTTCATGGAGAGGCGGTCAAATATGGGGGCGGCATAGGGGGATTGACAATTCCTTTGATTAAATATTTATTAAGAAAAGATGAACAAAGAAAGGCCGATTTTACTTGTTTAGGCCATTTTCATCAATTATTTTACCCGACAACCAGTTGCTGCGTGAATGGGTCATTAATTGGATTGTCGCCGTATGGCCACAAGGCAGGATTCAAACCAGAAAAACCCGCTCAAGCGTTTACATTATTAGACGAAAAGAGAGGAATTTCAGTTAAAATTCCGATATTTGCTGAATGAGCGACAAACCAGAAAACCAAAATCTCGATGAGGAAATCGAGGACATGTCAGACGAGGACATATACAAAGAGTTGTATTTCCTAAAGGAATTTCTTTGGGAGGTCGAAGAGAACACATTGCTATATTTCCCAAATAAAAAAGTGGAATGGCAATCGGAATTAATTAAGTTAATTGACCAGAGATTAAAGTGGCTGAATTTTGAAGATGAACAAGAATAAGATTTTAGAGAGCATAGAAAAAGAGATAAATCAATTAGAGGAAATAATAAAAAAAAGAAAACAAAAATATAATGAGGTTAAGTATAGTAATTCTGGCAATAATGTTGGCCAGTTGTGGAGTCAAAAAACAAACGACAAGCGTTGAAGTTAAGACACAGAGCGAGATTGAGACAAAGACGGAGACAAAGATTTCAGAGGTTGCCAACGATTCGTCTGTTGTTATTATACTGGAAACTATTGATTATGAAGTTTGCATCGATACACTGGGACAGATTCAATCTGCGCCAAAGAAGTTAACCAGACAGATTATTCAAAAGCGAAAATCAGCCGTTGTGAGACACGAAGAGGTTAAAGTTAAACAAGTAGCAGTTGAGCAAAAGAAAGTCGAGCAGAAAGCAAAGGAAGTAGTTAAGGAAAGCGGCGTTTGGTCTCTCTGGTTGTTTGGATTAATTATCCTGCTCGCATTAATGATTTACATTGTAGCAAAAATGAAAGTTTTTTAGTTTTAGGTTCATAGTTTGGAAAGCCGTACAGAAATGTGCGGCTTTTTTTTTGCCTTAAAATGTGGCTTTAAATAGTTAAAATCGCAGATTGTCTAAAAAAGATTAAAAAAAAATAAAAATTCTTTTGTTTTTTAAATAGTTAAAACGATATTTGAATGTCGATTTAAACCAACGACACCAAAACTATGAAACAAGCTATTGGATTTGCAAACAAATTTTACACACTTTGGAGTATTGATAGACAACCAATTTATACAACTGATTGTAATGGTACGCATTGGCTTACTGGTTATAACACACACTTTACTTACCATAAAAATATTTCCTTTGATTTAGAAAAGGCCAAAACTTTACATCCAAATTTAGAAGTGCAAGAAGATTTGAGAGGGAAAACAAGTTCATGGACAAGTGAAAACAAAGAAGATTTGTGCCCTCAAATTATGAAATTTGGAAAATACATTGGTTTTGATATTAATGATTTATTAGAAAAAGATTTTCAATACTTAGTTTGGATTTGCGAAAATAAAGGCTATACAAGTAACGGCGAATATGCTAAAAATTTGCCTAAAGTGCAGGAGCATTTTAAAGCGATTGAAGATGCAAGTAATAAATTAATTAATGACCGAAACGATGCTTTTAAATCGATATTAAATGCGGGTTGTTTTGAATTTGTTGCTGAAAGCAATTTGAGAATAAATGATGGTTTTGCTTATATCGTTTTTAATAAAGGCGATTTTTGGATTACTTTTAAGTTTGAGCAAGAAACATTTTCTTTAAATAGATATAATGGTTTTGCTTACGGCTTACCAATAGTAAATGGCAAGGCAAAAAAAATAAAAGGCAAAAACATTAAACTTGAATTGATAGAGGACAAAACAGAATCTTATCAAGTTATTGTAAAAAATATTGAAATAATAAATTAAACCAAAAGGGGCGCAGCATCCATAACTGCAAAATTTAAAACAAAAAAATATGAATAAGCTAAAAACAAAAAACAAACATTTATCGATTGCAGAAATAGACGAAGCCTTGTTGGGTTTCGCAGCATTGATTCTTTTTTTCGGTTCTTTTATGGGATTTTTATTTTACTATTTAGGACGATGAGCGAAATCAAACAAGCGAAAACATTGGCAAGTTTGCCAGTGAATTCAGAGTGCGAAATCATTGACGTTGTTGAGAGTGATTCGTCATACATTATTGGTGGCTATTATACCAAAGACGAAGATGAGGATAAAAGCTATCTGGTAATCACAGAAAACGAATTGGATAAATATTTGGCAGAACATTACATGCTTGAAGAAATAAACACCAACAGACGAACTGGCAAATATATTATTATGACAGATGGCGAGGGAGAGAATGCGACATTCATTCCATTAGACCAATTCATTGACGAAAACAAATACGAATTTTTTTATAATTTAATTAAGGAAAAAAGTGGTAAATTTTAGACTAAAAGGGAAAATTGAAGCCAAAGAAAATGGAGTCGATTACATGATTAAGCAATTTGGCAACGAAGTTATGGTCTATGCTTTTGAGGGCAAAGAACTTTGCGTGGAAAGTAATTTTATTGAGTTGCGAGAGGCCATGAAATATGTCAGAGAGCATGCAAGAAAAAAAGCAGGAGACA